TATTATAGAACATAACCATGATCATTCTACTAATACTATCTCAGGTATTTTATATCTAACTAACAATGGACCTGGAACTTATTTTACAGAACTAGATCACAGAGTCAACGAAAGCAAAGGCAAATTTGTGCTGTTTAATTCTTTTCTAATGCATTCTGTAGAACAAAGTTATTTAAAAACAAATAGGTATACACTAGCATTTAATTTTGAGGAACACGAAGAATGGAAATAATAGACAAATTTTTAACTATTAAACAAAACAAGAATATAGAAAAACAATTAATAGATAATTATTTTCCTTGGTATTATACTGATAGTAATATTAAAGGAGGAAGCTATTATCAATTTACTCATTTGCTTGTTTTAAATGAACAGATAAATTCTAATTATTTTGAAGTATTAGCTAAACCTATATTAGATAAAATAAAATATAAAAAATTATTAAGGGTTAGAGTTAATTTATTTACTAGAGATTCTAAAAACATTGCTTGTCCTAAACATCAAGATGATGGCGAACCTCACAAGGTTTGTGTTTATTATGTTAATACTAACAATGGCTATACATTTTTAGATCAAGGTGGTAAAGTAGATTCTAAAAGAAATAGAGCTTTGTTTTTTAACGGTAAGATTATGCATCAGGTTTTTACGCAAACAGATACAAAAAGAAGACTTACTATAAATATAACTTATCAATGATAAAATTATTAAAAGAAGAAAAAGATTATTGTTTGTATAAAAGTTCTATTATTACAAAACATAAAAAAGAACTAATTAAAGTATTAGACACTGTAAGACCTAGAGTGCAAAATATGTTTTCTAATCCTGATCTTACTAAACTATATTATATGTATAATACATTTAATCTTACAGCTTGTGATGAATATTGGTATGATTTATTTACTGATTTAAAAAAAGTAATTAGAACTAGATTAAACACACAAGGACCTTTATGGTTTCAGTGTTGGGTAAATTATCATCAAAAAAATGAGGTCTTAAATTGGCATAATCATAATTGGGATTATCATGGATATATTTCTCTTTTTAATACTGCAAAAACAAAAACAGAATTTAAAGACTATACTATAGATAATAAAGATGGTCAGATCTATATAGGACCTGGTTATAGAGAGCATAGAGTAGTAACACCTAAAAATTTCAAAGGTTTCCGAGTTACTTTAGGTTTTGACATAGTTACTAAACCTACATCTCCATCCAACATTAGTTTGATACCTATTTAAAAATGAGATATATTAAAGTATGGCTCTTAAAAAAGTAGATTTTGCAGCAGGTTTTAACAAACAAAGTGTACCCTCAGCTCTTGCAGGACAGTGGGTAGACGGAGATTTTGTGCGTTTTAGATACACTGCTCCTGAAAAAATAGGAGGATGGTCTCAACTTACTCAAGCTAATGAAACCCTTCCAGGCGTGGCTAGAGCTCAATTAGCCTTTACAAGTTTAAAAGGAGAACGATATACAGCTATCGGAACTTCTCAGGGTTTGTTTATATATTATGGAGAAGCTTTTTACGATATTACTCCTTTAGATACTGCAATTGCAGGAGCAACATTTAATACTTTTTCTAGTCAAAACAATGTTACTGTAAACAAAACTTCTCACGGTTTAGAAGTTGGAAGATACATAACGTTTACAACAGTTACTCCTCCGACAGGATACTCTGCAACAGATTTTACAGAAGGTGCTTTTGAAATTTTAACTGTTCCTAATGATAATACTTTTACAATTCAAATGAGAGTTAATGCAAGTGGAGCAGCATCCGCATCCGGTGCAGCCACAATTAACCCATACGTAGAAATAGGACCTACTTTCCAAACTTTAGGTTATGGTTGGGGAACTTATTTGTGGGGAGATTCTACATGGGGAACGGAACGATCTACAAGTAATGTAATTTTAGATCCAGGTAATTGGTCTTTAGATAATTTTGGAGAAGTATTAGTTGCAACTATTTTTAATGGTAAAACATTTACATGGAATGCAGGAGCATCTAATCCAAGAACAGTTAGAGCTTCTTTATCAACCTCCGGTTTTTCTACTTCTGCTAATCCAACAGCTAGTAGATTTACATTAGTTTCAGACAGAGATAGACATTTATTTCATTTTGGAACAGAAACAACTATAGGAGATACCGCCACTCAAGATCCTATGTTTGTAAGATTCTCGGATCAAGAAAATTTAAATGAATATTTACCAACAGCAATTAATACAGCAGGGACTTTTAGATTAGACACAGGAAATAAAATTACAGCAGCTCTTCAAGGTAAAGATTATGTTTTTGTGTTAACAGATTTAGCTGCTTATGTTATTCAATTTGTAGGTCCGCCTTTTACTTTTTCAGTAAGACAAGTAGGAACCAACTGTGGATGTATTGCTCAACATGCAGCAAGTTATGTTAATGGCGCTGTATATTGGATGTCTGCTGAAGGTGGATTTTTTATGTACGATGGTACAGTAAAAACTCTTCCATGTTTAGTTGAAGATTTTGTTTTTACTACTCAAAATGGAAATTTAGGAATTAACTACGACTCAGCTAGCACAGTTTATTCAGCTCCCAATACTTTGTACACAGAAGTAAATTGGTTTTATCCTAAATCAGGATCAGAACAAATAGATAGATGTGTAACATATAACTACCAAGAAAATTGTTGGACCACCAGTTCATTAGACAGAACTACTTATCAAGATCAAGGAGTATTTACTCTCCCTTATGCAACAGACTACGAGTTAACAAACACTCCGGTTTTTTCTGAAATATCTGGTATTACAAATAAATATGGAGCTTCTTTATACTATGCTCATGAAACAGGGACAGATCAAATTAATAGTTCAGGTACAACTTCTATTGATGCATTTATAAGATCAGGAGATTTTGATATAGATGATGGTGAATTGTTTATGTCCATGAGAAGATTTATGCCGGATTACAAATTTTTAGTAGGGAACTCTAAAGTAACTTTATTTATTTCTGACTATCCTTCAGAACTTCAAGCAGGTTCACCTCTTGGACCTTTTACAATAACAAGCACCACAGATAAAGTAGACACTAGAGCGAGAGGAAGGCTACTATCCTTGAAAATAGAAAACGATGCTGCAGGAGAAACATGGCGTTATGGTAGTTTTAGACTAGATGCACAACCCGATGGAAGAAGATAATGGCAAAAATAAGTAATTATATACCGGAACCTAATTTAGAATATAATGTAGAAAATCAAAGACAAATTATAGAGTCCTTGACAACTATGAAACAGCAGCTTAATACTACTTACTTACAGGATCAAAAAGAAGATTTAGAAAGGTTCACTTGGTTTAATGGCTAATATATATAAAAAAGTAAATACAGATTTAATATCAGGTACAGAACAAAGTGTTTATACAGTTCCTAGTAACTCAAGGTCTTTAGTTAAAGCTATTCATGTTTACAATGAAGGTGCAGGAGATGCAGTTGTTACAATTAAAATTACTTCAGGAGCCACAACTTATTTCTATGAAAAAAAAACTATAGCTGCAGATGCTCATCATGAATTTATTACTAACATATTAATATTACATGAGAATGATATATTAAAAATGTTATCAGATATTACAGGACCGGATGTAACAATTAGTTTATTAGAAATGAATAGGGAAGATAATGGATAAAGTAATACCTACAATATATTGTACAACTATAACGACTTATAGAAATACAAAAACAAACGAAGTGTTTAAAGAGAAAGTAGAAGGAGAAAATATAGTAACAGATGTTACTGTTCAAGTTTCTCCTAAAGGATTAGATATAATGCAGAAAGTGATGAATAGTGATAATAAAAAACCAAAGCCCTAAAGGCGGAACAGAACTACAACTTGGATTTTTAACTAAGTATGTAGATAAAAGTTTATTGGATAAAGTACAGATATGTACAAGTATACCTGAGAAGGTGCCTTTAGATCCCCGTAAAGTAAATATACTTTGGCAAAAAAATTCATACGACCAACCTAATCTTTATCCTTGGTTTAAAAATAAATCTAATCACCATAAATATGATTGGTATGTGTTTAATTCGCATTGGAATCATGAAAAATTTAGAATGATGTTTGATTTGCCTCACTATAAATGTATCGTTATTAAAAATGGTATTGAACCTATTGAAAAATCTAAACCTTATGAACAAGGCCAACCCATAAAAATTATACATCAAAATACACCCTGGAGAGGATTAAGTGTATTATTGGGTGCCATGCAGTTAGTTAAAAATCCTTTAATTAGTTTGGATGTTTATTCTTCTACTGAAATATATGGTAAAGATTTTTATAAACAAAATGACCACAATTATACAGCACTGTATAAGCAGGCAAAAGACTTACCCAATGTAAATTATATTGGTTACAAACCAAATGAATATATTAGAGAAAATATAAAAGACTATAATATGTATGTATACCCAAGTATATTTGAAGAAACTTCATGTATATCTTTATTGGAATCTATGGCAGCAGGACTATATTGCATTACCACTAACTACGGAGCTTTGTTTGAAACAGGTGCAGAATTTCCCATGTATATTCCTTATGATAATAACTATAGGAACTTAGCAGAAAAATTTGCTTATGGTATTGAAGCTGCGGCTAAATCATTACAGGAACCCACAATACACGATCATTTAACCACACAATCTAGTTATGTTAAAAAATATTATAACTGGGATAAACAAGCTAGTTCTTGGACTAGATTTTTAAAAGGAGCTATTAATGCAAAAAAGTAATACGCCCTCGGGCAAAAACAATGAACCCATTTGGTTTGATGAAGCAGATTCAAGTAAAACAGTAACCCATAACGAAGATACTTATCAAACTATAAAAACTAATAAAGTAGATTCCAAAATTACAGAAATTGATATAGGGAATGTTTCTCCTTATAAAATTATGGTATGTACACCATGTCATAGTGAAGTGACTATGCATTACACGCAAGCTGTTTTAAAGTTTCAAATGGCTTGTATGAGAAAAAATATATTGGTTAGTTTTACATTATTAAAATCTTCTTTAGTAACTCAAGGCAGAAACTTATGTGTAGCATCAATGTTAAATCATGAAGATAACTATACTCATTTATTATTTATAGACTCTGACATTGACTTTAATCCAGAGACTATTTTTAAAATGTTAGAAAAAGATAAAGACATTATAGGAGTTCCTTATCCTATGAAAACATTAGATTGGGACAAAATGTGGAGAAGAATGCATGAAAAAGAAGATGCAATCGTAGGTCCAGATGATTTAATGAAATCAGGTTTTACTTATCCTGTTAAAACAAATAACCCTAACGAAGTCGAATCTAATGATGGTGTTGTAGAACTTACTCATATACCGACAGGTTGTATGTTGATTAAAAGAAAAGTATTAACAGATTTAATAGAAGCCAATCCAGACCTTGAAATATTTCAAGCAACCATCATTAATGGAAAAGAAGTAAAACAACCCAATATGTATAACTTATTTGACACTCTACATGACCCTAAAACTAAACGTTATTTTGGAGAAGACTTTGGATTTTGTCAAAGATGGGCAGACATAGGCGGTAAAGTTTATGCTTATATTAATGATTTTATCACTCACGTAGGAGAGTATTCTTATTGTGGTAGATTTAGAGATGATCTTTGGCAAGGTAGTAGACCTCTCAAATCTGTTGACGAGCCTAAAAAAATCAAATAAAGTATCGTATTTACAGGATTTCTACGCCTGCTTAACATTATAAATATATTTAAATTATGGCGATATCTAGATCTTTAATGAACAGACAATTACGAGCAGAAGGTGGCATCATGCAGGTTGCGCCTAGAGAGAATTTTGGTTTAGGTAGTAAACTTAAAAAATTTGTTAGAAAAATTATACCCAATGAAGTAGCAGATATTGCAGTTAAAGCTGCACCATTTGTTGCACCTTTTAACCCGGCAGTTGCCGCAGCAATGTCAGGGATAGGTACCTTTGATCAAACAGGAAGTATTGGAGATTCTTTAAAAGGTGCAGGAATGAATTATGCCGGTGGTCAAGCAGCTAGATATATTGGTGGCGCAGGTTTCCAAGGTAATCCTTTTGGACAAGGCGGAGCATTTACTGGAAGTGGTTTTAGAGGTGGATTTAGTTCTCCTTTAGGAACAAATACTGGTCTTGGTAAGTTTTTCTCGAACCGAGGAACTGAAGGTGTTCAAGGAATTGACATGACAACAGCTGGCGCCGATGGTGTTGGAGTCATACCAGACGTTCCAACAGAAGCTTTAGCTAGTGAATTATCATATGTTCCTAAGACAGGTATTGATGTAGTCACAGGTGGAGCAGATGGTGTTGGAATAATACAAGACACTATTATAAATAAAACTACAGTAGCTAAAGAACCTGGATTTTTAAAAAATATGTTTGATGGAATTTCTAATCAAGATTATGGTAAAGTTGCTCAAACAATCGGAGAGGGTGCTAAAAAATTTGGTAAGGCTATGTTTACAAATAAAGATGGTTCTGTAGACAAAGCAGCAGTAATGGGAGCAATAGCTTTTGCTGGTTCATATGTAGAGGCTAAAGCCTTAGCAGCTGAAACTGGAATTGATCCCGATTTGACTGAAGCAGAGTATGACGAATTGGCTAGAGTAGACAAACAAGAAGAGTATGCAAGTTACTTAACTAATTTCTTTGGTGGTCAAAAAGATGGTGGTAGAATAGGTTACAAAAATGGTACTATTATTCTCGGTGAAGATGAGTTAGCAGAAATGGGCGGAGAACAAGGTCTTAAATTAAAATTACTTGCTGAAAAATTTATGGAAGATGATGGTATGTCAGAATCTGATGCGTATGAAAAAGCTGCAAATAGTTTATATGCTAAAGGTGGCAGAGTATCTAGAAAATTTGGTTCACCTAAAGAAGGTGAGTCGGAAGTAGGTATCATGACTATTGACGTTGAAGCAGGTGATGACGAAGGTGAAGAAGATATGTTAATGGCATATTCAGATGCAATCTTTGACAGAAGAGAAAAATCAGCTTTATTTAGATCTTTAGGAGATCCTCGTATACAACAAACA